AGAGTCGCGAGTTGCTGGCCGTTGTTTACGCCAGTTGGGGCGTAGTCGGTCAGCACGCCAATCTGCATCCCGTGCGGCTCACGAGACTGCGGGGCACCCGTGCTCAGCGTTGGGATCGGGCTGCCCATGAGGCGGATGCGCTTCAGACGCTGGTAGCCTTGGACGTTGTTCAGGGCAATCGGAGCAGTCTGACCACTCATGAGGACGTACTTGCGACCCTCAGGCGTAACGTCGAAGAACTTGTTCTCCGTCTGCTTGTAGACCACCGTTTGCACAGGCTGAAGACCAAGCGGGTCAGCCCAGGCCGTTGCGAAGTAGACGTTGTTGTCCATGATGGTCATGGGCAACGTGGCAGGATTGAACGCATCTGCGTCAACGAAGTGCTTCGACCACACGTCCGTCGTGTAGTTGAACACTGCGAACAGGATGCTCGTCGTGTTGTTTGGGTCGCGGAGCGCGAACCACACCTCGGTGTCCTTCGGGTTGTGGATAGCCGACGTGATCTCGGTGTAATACGACAACGTGTCGTCGAGCTTCAGGCCGACAGGCGTGATGCTCATGTCGCGAGCAAGCAGCTCAATCGAACGCTCGCTCTTGAAGAACACGCCGACAGGCGTCTCGACGACCGAGCGGTGGTCGACGCATCCGATGCCATGAGGCATACGGACTGGCGTACCTAGCGTGTTCGAGACGTAACCACGATTGACGGCGCTTCCGGTGTCGTCCGGCATGTCGCCAGGCACGAGCCACGTCATGCCGCGCTTGAAGATGATGAGCAGCGATTCGAGCGACGCGAGCCCCGTAACCGCTCCACCGTCCTCAATCTGGATGGTGAGGGCGTCGTTGAACCCAGGCGCATCAGTCGGAGACAGCTCCTTGCTGAACCAGACGACTGTCGCGTCGTCCGCTCCACCCAGGACGAGTCGGTTCTGATGCACCGTCATGCAGAGCGCAGAAGGGGGTGCCACGTTGTCGAGACCGCCGCCGACGGTGTAGAGCACCGGCTGCGACAAAAGGCCGTTGTACTGCCCTTGTGGCCCGTCAAAGCATCGAAGGTTGTTGGTCACGATGCCGTACTGACCGCCAGCAGTCTTTGGTTCTCCAGAGTACGGCACTACGCCACGAGTCGCGTTGCGACTGATAGTGAACTCGTTCTCGTACCCATCCAGGAAGTTCGTAAACGGAACCTTGTAGAAGACCGTCGCGAAAGGTTCCGCCGTAAAGTATGGCTGAAGCACCGTCCTCTTTGAATCGGCTGCGGCAGTCTTCAGTCGATTGGTCAGCTCAAGGCGCGGCACGAAGAAGCCGTAGCGGTACTCATCAACAACACCGCCAGGACGAGGCTCGTTCAGCTGGTTCGACGGATTCTTGGTGTAGGTAATCGTCGAGCAGATGGTGAACAAGCACGCCTGACTAGGCGCGCTTCTCGACACACGCCCCGTCCCATCAACAAACTCATAGCACCATCTCACCATGAAGTCGCCGTTTGCCACGGTTGCTTCGTATCGGTTCTGCTGCTGGAACGTGTTGGCCGTAGCAGCTGATCCGTCGATATTCGACTTACGCGGTGCCCAGTTGACGATGTACGACTCGATGATACCAGTGCCTGGACGAAGGAAGTCGTACGCCGAGTATCCAGACTGATAGCGACCATAGTAGTGGCGCATCGAAGCCTGGTTTACGCCAACTCCGCTTGCCTGATTCGCTACAGGCTGGACCTGCTGGAATCGCGGATCAACGTATACGGACTGGTAGTCCATTGTCGGATCGCCACCCCATGTCGTCTTGATGTTTGACCAGGCAACGGTTCCCGAGCCAATGGTTCCAAAGTTTGCACCAGCCGGAATGTTGCCAGTGGGGCTATTGAGACCGGCCTCGTAGGCAAACCACGGCTTGGTGATGTTCCAAAGCAGAGGGCCAGTATACGACGTATAGCTGATGTCATACCAAAACGAGAAGTTTGGGCTTTGCCATCCGTAATAGTTAGTGCTCGCGTTATCGAGCTGGAAAATCTTGGAGGCGGCACGGTCGTAAGCGATGCTTACGAGGTCCCTCTGTGGCCACAAGAGTGGGGTCACCTCGTTGCACGAAGACCCGTCAAAGACGGACACGATGCCGCCGTTAACGACAGAGTAGTCGCCAAACTGCTTGATGCTTCGCCAGGACGAAGGACCAAACGTGTACTGAAGTGAAAAAACCTCGTTGCTTCCAGCGCTTGACCCAAGCCGCACCGCTCCAACACATGCCTGCCCGTTGCCTGCAATAGTCAGTCGAGGGCAGTTGAGCGGAACCGCTGCGGTGCGCGGCATGTTCATGGATTCGACGAACAAACCCTCGTTATCCGAGTAAGTTACGCCATCCGAGAACTGAATCGGCTCAAGGTCTGGACCAAGCCGCGTGATGATCGTTGCATCTCCATACCCAAACGAGACCATGAACGCGCTGCATTGCTGCTCGTCTCCGGCTGGCGTAATCACACAGCCAACACGAGAGCCTGGAAGCAACACAAGGCTGCTAAGCATTCGCCATGGCCCTCCAAGGGCGCACCAGATGGGCCGTGGCGTCGTTGACCCAACAGTCGTGTAGTCGTTCAAGTCTCGCCGAGACTGAGACCCATACGTCCACGGGTACACCTCGAAGAAGGTGTTCCTCGCAAACGGACTAACATACCCAAACGCGGCATCCCCATTCGGCCCACTGAAAGTTCCAGCGGAAACAGACGACACTGCGGTGATGATCGTGGAGCCAACGGTCTTCACGTCCCATCGATGCACGCAGTGTTCAAGCCCCGTGTTTACATCAAACAGTGTCTGCGCAAGCGGCACAGTGTTTGACCCAATGTCGTAGAAAACTACATCCGTCGGGCTAATCGGCAGTGGGTCGTTGAAGTCATCATAGACCTGAAGCGTTGTTGCTGGAACAGCAACAGGCGCTGCCCATGGCCCAGTGATTGGATCCCCCGTCGTCACCTCAAGGAGCGTGATGTCCACAAGCGCCTGCACGCCTGCCACGTTTCCAGGCGCATTCCCGCAGTACAGAGCAGCCTCGAACGGCGTACCTGTTCCGTCAAACGCAACCATGGCATAGCACCTGATTCCAGCACCCGTGCTAAGACGACACGTCTGGACCGTATTTGCGTACCCAACAACGCCTGGCGTCATACCAACCTGAACACGGGTGACGTTGCGCTGGTCGACGAAAGCCGTATCTAGTGTAGGAGAGAAGCCAAGAGTCGGGTGGCGAATGCCAACCTTGTTTGTCGAAGGATACTGGTGCGTAGGAACTGGGAATGCGCCAGTCGATGAGATGGTTACAAGGTCTTCGCCAGCGTATGGACTTGGGCTGGAGAAGTTTAGACTGTTTGGCGCGAAGCCTGTTGCCCTCTGCAATTGGTATGGCTGAAACGATCCGTCCGCAAACGATGCCGTCAACACGACCTTGTTCGAAGAGTTGATCGTGCTTGCCGCCGTCAAGATGTAAATTGACTCCTGGTCACAGGATGCCGTCCGCTTGACCTCGGCACGCCCACTTACGAAAGACGAGAAGTCTTCTTCAGTCTGAAACGCGCATCGATGCAGCCACGCGAAGCTGTCAAACGTAAACGAAATAGATGAACTGGAGCAGTTAGCTCGCATGGTCACGAACTTACCGTCCAGGTAGTACGGAGCCGTGTCCATCTCGTAGATCATGCGAGCGGACATGGCTACGCTGGATGTTGCAGGCTCCGTCTCAAGGACAATGCCTCGTGGCGTTCTGCGATGCCAGTCGTTGACGCTCAGCGACGTTGAGCCGTAGGCGTTCGCAGCATCGATTGCACCGCCAGGCATGGTATAGACAACCGAGAACACGCCCGTCGTTGGAGAAAACGACACCAAGCTCATCGAGATGTCTGAGCTTGAAAGTGTCGAGTCGGACTGACAAACTGCCAGTAGGCAGTACGCCTCTGATGTCACTCCGGTAATGTCAAACGCACGCCAGTATCGTGGAAGGATGAGCGTACCAAGTGAGACGGTCGGCTTAAGAGACCAGTCGTCTGCGTTAACGACGAACGCGCAGATGTTGAGGTACTCATTCCTAAATGCAACAACCCAGTGCCTGGTAGGGCCGCTCGTGGCAAGGCACTTGGTCATGCGCAGATCGCACGCTCGCGTCGCGTCCGCAAGAGCAGAGTTCTTGATACGGGTAGGCGAAAGCACGAACGCGCCGTCCGATGCACGCTGGACGGTCACATAGACACCGTGCGTGCCGGTCGGCTGCGTCGAGACAGCTCGATCGTTTGTCAGGTCCTGGCCGTTTCTTACGCCAAGAATCCATGCTGTACATCGGTACTGACCGGAGTCATCGAGCATCGACTCGACTTCGATGACCTCTCCGCCCGTTGCGTCGATAGAGTGCAGTGTTCCATAGCACGACGTAATCCGGTTCACGTCTCTGAACCCGTGGCTAGCGTCGGAGCCAACATACTCGTAGAGCGCGTTGTTTGACGCAAGGAGGAGCTTTGACCCATCCTCGCCACTGTGTACGCCAAGCGCCTCCACGGCGGCTGAAACGGGCCCTGAGGAAGCACCAAACGAGTCTGCCGGAGTGCCAGGAACACCAGTCTTCTGAAGGTACTCGAAGCCTTCGCGCTTCTCGATGCGGCCCGTCTTGCGTACGACGGCGTTCTCCAGCGACGCCATCGCAGGAGGCTGAAGCTGGTCCGGGTCCGTGTACTCGTCGATGCTGCCGACAAAGGGAACCTGAAGAACTTGGTCGCGAGTCGGCATCAGAAAATCTCCAGGTTCAATCGAACGGGGTCCAGGATGTCATCCCCGTTTTGGTCTTTCGGCGGGATGAGGCGAAGACGCATAATCTTCTGCCCCAGTGGGCCTGGAACTTCAACCACTTGCAGGTTGGGAGCGGCATATGGAGCGCTGTTCGCGTTTGGCGTGTCGGTCACGACCTTGGCGATGTTGAAGCCAGCCGCGTTACGCCCAAGGCCGTGAGGGATGTCGACAATCTGGCCAGGCTTAAACGTAATACCCTGATCGGGCATCTGCTTCGAGAGGCTGCTGACGAGCTGCTTCGGAGGAGGCTGCTGGCGAAGGCTCTTGGTGACCTGCGCAAGCGACTCCTGCACCGCGTTGGCGAGCGGGTCCTTGGCGTCGCGGACAAGGAACTGAGATGGCTTGTCCTGCTTCGGCATTGGAGCCTCCTAGAAGCGTCGTGGATAACTAGACGAGTATGGCCACATGCCCGAGTTGAACGACACGTCCGTGATGCGCTTGGCCTGGCCAGCGTCACGGTTTGCCGCAACGGTCAGAATCCTCGTCCAGATGCGAGAAGCCTGACGTTCGAGCTGCGACGTGTCGCTCTCTTCCTTTGCGAGCAGCTTCGTAGCCGCGTCGAGCACGACCCACTCTTCCCATCCAGAGCGACCGTCAATCGTATCACTGTCAGAAGTCAGGTACTTCGGGTTTGGGTAATACCAAACGCGCAGGTTCGAGATGCCGTTCGAGTTCCCAGGGATGATCTCGATTGCATCGTTCTGCGACACGGGGTCCTGAATGACGCGGTACGCGATGATAGGGAAGTACGGCGTCAAAGCCGGCGTCGCGTTGTAGATGTTGCGCTCCTCCCAGTTGAACCGGGGGAGGTTGACCGTGCAGTTGCCAGAGTAAATCGCGTCTACACCGCGCACCTGGTACACGTCCGTGGCAAGCCCACCGGACGATGCGGTCCTCGTTGCGAAGACGTAGATACCGCCACTGGTAGCCGACGGGATGTCAACGTACTTGAGGTAGTAGTCCTCTCCCGTGGCGAGGAGCTGGTCATACATATGAGCCCAGCTCTCGTTGATGCAGCGGTCGACTTCCGCGTTCGTAACGAAGGCGGAGTTCACCATGTCCGCACGTTGGCGTACTTCCTCTCGAAGCTGAGCAAGCGTTCTCGTGCGAGCCATGGTGAACTCCTATCCCTTCATTCGTCTTCGTAGTCGTCGCCACACATCGAGGCAAGCGCCTCAAATGCCATGGCTCCGCCTTCGTCGTCGCCAGACTCGAACGCCTTCCGCATCTTGCGGAAGAGCTTCACCTTCTCAGGCGAAGGACCGTCCGAGCCCATCTTGGAAGAGGAGGGAGCATCCTCCTCTTCCATGTCCCCGCCCTTGCCCTTACCGAGCATGGCGATGAGCAGGCCCTTACCCTTCATCAGGCCTCAACCTCGGTGGTCTGGCAAGTCAGCTCAAACACAAATCCATCCGCAGTAACAGGTGCCGCGAGAGCCCCCGCGTTGTTGATGAACTTGACTTGAAGCCCGATGATCGGCTGGCCAGGAGCAACTCGCGCCGGCCATCCGTACACAACTCGGACGTTCGCAGCCGTCGCCGGATCCTGAATCACGGGATCCAGGTTCCAGCTGATGAGCTTCGTTACCGAGCTGCTGTTTTGCACGGTGTCGATAGCGCCAGCTGTAAACGTCGCCGTCACTCCTGCGCCAAAGAAGACATAGTAGATTCCAGCGGTTCCGCTTTGTACAAACGTGAATCCCTTGCCTTGGACACCGATGCCAGCGCCATTGAAGTTCACGCGTCCAGAGATACGGATGTCGCCAGGAACGTTCGTCCGGAGCTGACTCCGAAGAGGGTTACTAAGAACTCCCATCGTTTACCTTCCTTTCACGAGGTCGCTCAAGCGCCCCAGCCGTAGAGGTAGCCGTTGGAACCGGGGTTGTCGCAACCAATCTGGTAGTACGACGCGAAGCGCGCCTGGTAGTCGTCGCTGTCCATGAGACGGAGGAAGTTCACGCCGTCCCAGTCGACGAGCTGGAACATGCCGCCCGGAGCCGTGGAGATGCTCCACGACGGAAGGTTGAGCATGTACGCCTCGCCGCGCGGGCAGAAGGGGTCCTCGATGAACGGGATAGCGCCGTTCTGACCAAGGAACACAACCGACTGGAAGTTGAGGTTCTGCTTCGGGTCCTGAGCCGGGATGCGGATCACGTCCGAGAGCGCCGACTTCTTGAGGGTCGCGATGTCGAGCGTGTTGGCCGCAATGGCCGTCGGGTAGCCCATGCCCTGGAAGAGAATGTTGGATTCGAGATCCTGAAGGGCCTCGACCATGTTCTTGCCAGCCGCGTTGAGAACCGAGCCGCCAAGGCGAACCTTGTCGCTCGAACGGTCGAGACCGAAGAGCGTGTTGCCATACGGCTGCTGGCCGATGAGGCCACCCGCGATCCACTGCTTGATACCAGCCGGCGAACGCGCGTTGGTGTCGTAGCTCGTCGCCACGGTGTCGGGGACGATGCCGTCGCCGTCACGGACAATGATAGCGCCAGCCGGCCACGAGGACGACGCAATGGTCAGCGTCGCCGAGCCGGTCGCGAGGTCGCGGTTGACCGCCGTGATTTGGCGAACCATGTCGGCTTCCGAGAACGTCGCGGGGACGGGAACAAGCGCACCCGAGGTGAGGTTGACGAGCTGCGCCGAGAACGACTCCGCGCTGTACATCGAGATGTACATGCCCGCCTCGAAGTTCGCCACGTCGGCGGAGTTCGAGAGGGTGATGGTCGTCGAGGCGGTGCCCGCAGCGCTGACAGCGCCGATGCGGCCCGTGCCCGATCCGTAGATGAGGCGACCTGCGCTGTTCTGCATACCGCGAACGACGCTCTCCGTGCGGTTACGCCACACGTTCACGAGCGAGCCGGGGTCGACCGCCGTACGCATGATCTCGCCAGCAACCTGCGCGAAGCCGTAGTGCTGGACGCGGAACAGCTCGAAGCGCTTGTACGCCTCAGCCGACGAGCGGTGCGCGTAGGCACGCGAAAAGTCCGAGCCGAAGCCCTGCGGGTTGGTGGTCTGGAGCGCGAGGACCTTCTTCTCGCCCGTGAAGTCGGAGACAACCGGGATCTTCGAGAGAAGAGCCTGCTTGTTGTACGAGAGGTTGGGGACGCCCTTCTTGTAGAGGAGCTTGAGGACTTGCTCGACGGCGGTGACGTTGCTGGAGATAGGCATTGTTTTTCCTTAGTTAGCTGACTTCTGCATCTCTTGACGGGCCACCTCGATAAGCATAGCCGTCTGCTCATCCCGGCTAAGATCATAGAGGTTTTTCGGACCCCCGAGCCGTGTCTCGGATGCAGAAGCCTGAGACGGCGACCGGGGCTTGCTAGTAGCTGGCGCGGGCTGGGCAGCCGCTTTGGCCGCGCTCTTGCCCTTGATGCTGCCGAGCTTCTTCGAGTACTTTTGCTCAAGGAACCACGCGATGTCCTCGTCCTGAACCTCGTCAGGGTCCCCACCACGGGAGAGGAAGTCGCGTGCGACGCCCTCGGCCTCACGAATGAGCGCGTACGGGTCGTCGGAGAACCACTCGTAGAGCGACGGGTAGTCTTCGCTCGTAATCATCGAGCAAAACTCCTGCTGCTCACGCAAAGTCTCCGCTTCCTCAGCCTTGCGGCGGGACATCTCCTGCGCTTCTTGCTGCTGACGCTCGAAAGCGTCAATCTTGGCCTGGAGAGCCTGCATCTGGGCGAGCATCTTCGACTGCGGAGTGTTCTCCTCCAGCGCAGCCTGCGTAAACTCGTCCAGGTTGATGCCAAGCTCCTGCAAAGCCGTCAGCGGAGAGGTCTTGAGCTTGCTCTTGAAGCCATCCACGTCGAAAGACGACGCCTTGGGAGCCTCAAACGAGCGCGCTTGCTCGTATTCACGCAGCTTTTCGGCCATCTCGGCCTGACGACGAGCCTCGGCCTTGGCTTGTTTGGCCGCACGGGCCTTCTCCATGCGGCTACGGATGACTTCGCGCGGGTCGATGTCGTCTTCCGCAGCTTGGGGAGCAGCGCGGGAGGGCTTAGGGGCCTCTTCATCGGCCTCAGAGGCACCAAGATGGGCCTCAGCGATGTCGTTTGACGCAGCCTTGGTCACAGAGCCAGCGTCGCCGTGCATGGCCGCACGCGCGGCAGCAACGAGGTCGTCATTCGAGACGCTCGAAGAACCCTCGGAACCCGTATCCACAGCCTCAGAACCGGTGAAATCGCTCATTGTAGCACTCCCATAGAGGCAGGGTTAGGCGGAGCAGCGCCCTCCCCGGCCATTGGGGCGGCACCCTGAGCCATCTCACCGGTCTGCTCACCAGTGGGAGGCGCTTGCGGACCTGGAGCCGCCTGCTCCGGGGCCTGCATAGCGGCGATGATTGCCGCGCATTCTTCGATGTACTGCTGGATAAGCTCCAGCTTCTTCTGCGGAACCTTGTCGACCATGCACTTGGCCAGGAAGAGCTTGGCACGCTCTTGGGCCATCACAGGGTCGATGTACTCGGACGGAGACGTGTAGCGACGAGACTCGACCATCTCGTAGAGCTGCATGTCCACGGCATCGCGCGGGGCGTTCGCGAGGTCTTCCTCGGCGTCGATGTCGGGCATATCGAGCAAGCGACGCAGGGTCGGCTTGTCGGCGAGTCCAAACTGGGCCATGGAGAGAATCTGCTCGAACTTGGCGGACGGCTGCCGGCTAAGGTTCGAGATGGGGTACATGCGAAGGCGGTACTCGCGCTGGTCCATGCGGACCTCGGACCAGGAAAGCTCCTCAAGGGTGCTCTTGGTCGGACGGGCAACCTTCACGTCGATGTCAGCGGCGAGCATACGCTCAGCCTCGGCGATGAAGAGCTTGGCCACGTCGATGGCAAACTGCTCATGCAGCTTGTGGAAAACGTGCAGGCGCTCGCTCTCGAAGTCCTCGTAGACCTGGAGAGCCTTGCCCGAGGCCGCGCGAAGGCCAGCAGGCAGCTCCGAGTGGGCGCTCATGTTCGAGAGCCCAAGCCCCTGGTTGATCTCCTGCGGGATGCTGGAGCGGTAGGCGTAGGTCTGCGGGTTCACCGGGTCGGGGTTGAACGTCGACGGAGGCGGACCACCAGGGAGGTACTCGATGATGGTGCCGATGCCGTTGTCGAGCGAGACGGTCTTGCCGAGCGTGCCGGCTTGCATGAGGACGTGCGAGCCGCCCATGATGCTGTGAGCCTGCTGGAGCTTGTGCGAGAGCTTGTTGTGCTCTTCCTGGGCAGGGCCAAACTCGAAGACGGCAGAGGAGCCCCAGAAGCCAACGAGGGGCACGTTGCGGCGCTCGAAGGCAAAGGGGAAGAACTCCTCGGTCCACTTCTCGCGAAGCAGGGTAGCGTTCTCGATGCAGACGATGTGCTCGCCGTCATCCGCACCAGGGCCGGACGGAAGGTGCCACGCCTCGTAGACGTAGATGAGGTCCGAGCCCGAGTTGATGACGAACTGCGCCATCTCCGTGTCGGTGGGGTTGGACACGGACAGGATGGAGCCCTTGCGGAAGGACTTCGAGCCAACGATGCCGTCGCCTTCTGCGTCTCCGTAGAGATGCATGACGACGCTGCGGTCGAGCAGGTGGCGCTGGATGAGGTTGCGCGGAGAGCCGTAGCGCGCTTCAGCGTCGGAGACGAAGAGGTCGAGCATGGGCACGACTTCGAGCTGAAGCTGGCCATAGTTCGACGTGACCTTGGCGCAGCCGGTGCCGTCCACGAGAGCGGCGAGGTCGACGCTCATGCACTTCGAGTAGAAGTTCGTGTCCTCGAAGGCACCCTCGATGAAGCGCGAGAGCTTCTCGGCACGACGGCGCTGCATGTAGTCGCCACCGGAGGTGACGGCGTAGGGCAGCGTCTTCACGCGGCTAATCTTGGCAGCCAGCGTATCGATGCTGTTCTTGAGGTGGTTGATGGCGTAGCGGCGGTCGATGCTGGGGTCGGGAGCCTGACCGTAGGCGGACAGGTCGATGCCGTAGATTTGCTGGCAGCGACGCACCGCCACGCGGCGGGACTCCTGCGTGTCCATCGTGTTCTTCACACGGTCGACAATCGCGAGGTGCGGCTCACGCTGGGCCTTGTCAAACCACTGCTGGGCTCGCTCAGGACTATCCATCGAGTGTACTGATTTACTGATTCTCAGCAGCCGTCAACATGAATTTTCATCTTACCATAACCAGACAAGATGAATCCGTTCTTTCAGGACTGTCGTATTTCCAATGTCTCTCTATCGTGAGGACGACAGGGTAAAAGTTTTCACTTTGCCCATGTCCAAGGGTCTTGGCAGTCCTCGCAAACGACAGCGGGATAGGTTTGACCTTGAGGACCTGTGACCTGGGTCTCCATCCAGTACTTGGGATGCGGGGCGCAGGAGCGCGTGTCTCGGTGAGCGTCCTTGTTGCAGCGCTCGCAGTGAAACCAGTACCGTCCGCCGTACTTCATGTTCATCGGCGTACCCCAGGTGCTGCCGCAGCAGCGTCCTTCCGTAGCACGGCGTCTCGGAACAGAACCATCGGTATCACGTTTTTGCCTGACAGTCAACTACCAGGAATAGCCCCATCCGTCCTTGGGAGCAGACCTATCGAGGATGCGCTTGAGCATGACGCGCTCTTCGGCCTGGAGCTTGGAAAGCTCGCCTTGGGCCTCCTGCACGTCCTCGTCGGTTTGCCAGTAGCGAGCGAGGGCCATGGCAAGGCAGGGGGCATAGTCGCAGTGACGACCGTCTGACGTACGCGGGAAGTTGATGCTGGCACCGCTGCCCTTGAGCACCTTCTTGACCCGGCCAAGGTCGCTCCTAAGCGTCTGGTCTGCGGGAATCTCGACCATGCCTTGCTCGAACATGGTCTTGAGGGCGAGGAACTTGGCCAGCTTCTCCCGCTCCGTCCAGGCATGGACCACGAGCACGAGCTTCTGCTGAGCCGCCAGGTCTCGCAACGCATCGCCGTAGTACTGGTCCGAGTCGAGGACCGAGATGCGGTAAGCACGGCAAAGCCTCGCCACTTCCTCCAGGATGGCCCCAGGACGAAGCGGAGCTGCTGCCGAGCCTATCCACTGCCTGGCCAGTGCCACACGCCGCTTATCGCCCTCCTGGCAGGCAATGATGAGCGTCCAGGCGTTGCCACGAGTCGCAGGATCAATAGCCGCGCTGTACTGCACACCGGGCTTGGGAGTCTCGATGAGCGGAGCGGGTCTCGTGGCTGCATCGAGCGAGTCTTGCGTGATGAGCGACTCCTCAGGCTGGGCAAACTCCGCAGCCACGTCTGTGCGGAAGGCTTGCGGATCCTTCTCCTCGGCATCCCTGACCGCCTGCGGGGTCCACAGCTGCGGGTTCAAGTCCCAGCCCGGTGCCTTCACAACCACCATGTTCCGCGTAGGACGGCCATAGTGCTCCTTCACCACGTTGTACGCAGGACCAAACGGTGCCCAAGGACTGCCAATCGAAATGACCTGCGAGCCAGGCAGGATGCGCAGCAGGACAGCCTTCCGCATGTCGTCCCAGTTGACCACCGCCTCCCCCTCTCCAAGCATACGAGGGAACTCGTCAAACACAGCCCCAGCCGACCAGCGCGCCACAAGCGTAGAACCCGAGCGTGAGCCCGCTACAACCTTGATCTCCACAGGCCGTCCAGACGGATGCCTGAGCACAATCGTGTCCGTCGTAGGCTCTCCCATCACCAAGCCCTTCAAGGCAGGAGACGCCATCACCCGTCCCACGACATGCCCGAAGATGACCTCCGCCAAGTCCTTGTTGATGCTGACAATCGAGACTCTTGGAACCTCTCCAGGACCCAGGTGCTCCACCGCACAAACCTGCGTCCAATGCACCGCCATGCACGCAGCCATCAAGCTCTTGCCACACCTGATGGCACTCAAAACAGCCATCTCCTTCGGCTTGCCCTCAAGCTGTGGCTCCTCCCCTCCAAAGGCACGGACCACCGCCGGATGCCCCCACAAATCCCCAAGCTGCTTCCCATCCGCTACCCGCATGATGGCCCTCTGCACAATGCTCGCCGTCTTGAGCCCAAACCCAAGAGGGTGAACCAGAAGCTCCTCCATGCTCCCCAGCTTCACCCGCTTCTCATCAAGCTCCCTCTCAAGAGCCTTCGTAAGCCTAGCTAGCCTCTCCGCCTGGTTGCCCTCTACCGCCGTCTTCCGCTTGTCCTGCGCGTATGCCATCCAGCCTCAATAGCATGATAGAAGGCCATTAGAGAGGGTATGGGAGAAAGGGGTTCTAAGGCCCCGGCCCCCTCTCAGACTGTCACATGTACCCCCTCCCAGGGCACACGGAGGCTTCTATCTTTCCAGTCCCCCCGCGCCGTAGGCGCATCCCCCTCGCGCGTACGCGCGTTATATACTGTATGTACTGTATAGTACTGTATACTGTATATACCATATCTATACTGTATATACGTATATACCTTAACTGTACCTATACCTTACATATATCGTATGTACTGTATATATAAGGTATTTCTTGGTCTCATTAACGTATATACGTACTCTTCCT